AGAGTAGATGCACCTGGCTGGTTAGTAGTAATAGTCACCGGGTCAAAAAAATCAAGATCAAGCGCGGCTACGATGCCATTGGCGTAGTTATCTGTGTATAGGTCTAGCTCGATCGCATCGCATCTAACGCTAGTTTCGGCGCGGCTGGCAACGTATGCACGGGCGTAGTCCAGGGCTACGGCATCGGTCTGCATAAGCAAGTTCTGGATATTGTAAGTGTGCGCAAAATACTTAGCCACACTAGCTGCGTTAGTAGCGTTTTGGACTGTGCCACCTGTGCGGCTTACGTTGGCCTGGTTAAATACAAGGGTGTCATCTAATCGCCATACGGCATTAAAATAGCCAATATCTGTGCCATTATCGTTAAATACTGTAGGCGTACCTGCGATGCTGGCCGTAGTAACGTTACGATCTTGAAATACGAAAGAGCCAGATGCATCAACGTAAAACGCGCCGTACTCACTATTTGTAACGGTTTGTAATGCGGCTAGGGATGTACGAGCTGTGCCGGGATCTGCCTGCATAGTAGTTAAACCTGCATCAACATCACGCATAGATGCTGGCCAATTAATTTCATCAAGTATCTCATTAATGCGTGTACCACTTAGGTCGCCAGCAGTTGCACCTGTAACCGTACTGATCTGGGCATTTTGAGCCAGTCTTAGGGCATCCACGGCCTGGATGACTGTGTAAACTACATCGTTAGCATTTTTAGGGGTAGTGGTTGTATAGCTAGTAATGAACCCTGAGAACATTGGATAGGTAGTGCCACTATAAGTAGCCGATATAGATACCTTACGCATTGGATCAAGTAGGCCAAAATAGGGGCTGCTAGGGTTCTGCGGATTAAAGTCGCCGTTTTGATCCACGATACGCAGGGTTAGCGTACCTGTCTGAAATTCATCGGCCTGCGGATTACGGCCGCGCTTAATGCTTACGCTATCGACTACGTTACTTACATCTACAATAACTGCAGCTGAATCGGCAAGGATATTAGTACCTAAAATACCTTCGCCAAGAATTAATGCCTGGGCAAAACTAGGGCCAGTAGAAAAGTTAATGACCGCGTTAATAACTGGGACTGTCATTTGATTAAGAACCCTGCAGGCGTTCTAGGCATACCTGTTCTGTCAGCATTTAGTAATGCATCGTTTACTTTCTCGGTAAAGTCATCACCATCTAATACGTTGCCTTCGATATTAATAGTTATGGATGGCGTTTGCATACCGTAACCAGGACCACCCATTGAAGGGCCATACGGGTTAAACATTGACGATGATCCTGTAGCAGATTGCGCAGGTGTTCCGTTTGTAACAGCTTCTGCTAAATCATCTACAGCTGATTGTGACTCGGCAACGGATGCAGCGGCAGCTGTAGCAGCATCTGCAGCCTCAGCAGCGGCATTTGTTACTTTTTGCAGGATGTCATCGATCGTATCATCCTCTGTAAAAATACTTGTGCCACCAGTATTACCGCCGCCAGTACCACCGCCACCGCCCGTACCGCCACCACCATTACCGCCAGCCGCAGCGGCTGCGGCTGCAGCAGCGGCAGCAGCTAGTAAATCATCGACATTACGGTCTTTATTTTGACCCGGATTATAAGTAACTCCAGGGATCATGGTCATGCCGCCCTTGAGTTTATTTAGTTCATTAATTGCGGCAGTTAAACTGCCTGCCCATGTAGCAAACGGATCTTTAGCCTCACCAATTTTTAAAAGATCGGCAGCAATTTTGGCATTTTTTGCTTGAATATCCTCTAACTTTTTTTGCAAGGCTTCGGCTTTATCTGCGTTGCCATCCTCAATAGCCTGCATAAGCAATAGGCGTACTTTTTCTTCTTCGCTTATCTTGCCCTTTAGCGCAGCTGCTATTTGAATTTTTTGTATTTCAAATACGGCAGCAGCCTTATCTAATTTTGCTTTATTGGCAGCTGCTAATTTATCGGCCTTAATCTTAGCCGCTGCGGCTTTTTTGTCGGCTAGGATCTTAGCGGCTGCGGCTTTAGCTTCACGTTCCTTTACGAAATCGCGGCTAGGGCCACCTGATCCACCTGTAAACATACGGCGAGCCTGGTTATTAAGTGTGCGCATCTCTGCGCCTAGATTAGACAGAATACTAATATACGCGCCGATTACTGGAATAGCTTGTACATAAGCATCTAAAGGTAATTGAAAAGCTTTACCTGCTACTGGTATCTCTTTTAATTTTTGAATAAATACGCCAATGCCGCGAATAATGTCGGCAATATAAAGTGAAGTTTGCTCTAGTCCTGTGTTTAACTGATCTATGCTTGTATCACCGCTAAGCAATTTTAAAGCATCTACTAAGCCTTCGCCTATAGTTTCCTTAGCATTATTAGCAGCTACTTGTAATTTGGCCAACTGGCCTGCATAACTGTTGGCTGCGCTAGTGGCTTGACCAGCAAACAAGGTAGTTAGTTTTTGCTGTATATCCTCAAACTTACCCGATGCTAATTCGGCTTTAGATATACCAACACCTAAACGGCCAATAGCGGCATTTTGTCCTAAATAGGCTTTTTGTAAACTTTGTGAAACTTGAGTAACTGTCTTGCCTGTACCAGCTGCAATATCTAAAGATAGGTTTAATAATTCTTGTGACTTACTAACTGACCCGGTGGCTCGCAATAATCGATCCATGGCTGGGCGTAGTTCATCATCAAGTACGCCAGTCTGCTGCTCTAAGTTATCAATAAACCGACCAATAATAACTGTATTGTTATCATAATTAAGGCCTAAGTTTTTAATTGTTACGCTTAATGATCGCGCAGCATTATCATCCTCTATAAATGCTTTAGCAGATGATTTGGCAAAATTTAATACAGCCTTAGCACCAAAAGCAACGCCAAAAGTTTTAGCTAAATTCTTTACGTTTTTTTCTAAAGATGAAGTAGATTTTCCAGCCTTATCAAAGGCTTTTTTGCCAGTAAATTCGGCGGCTATATCAATTCTTACGGATGGATCTACGGCCATTAGTTGTACCCCACAGCCGCATTAAATTTATCCCGGGCAGACTCAATAGCTTTAATGACAGCTGCATTAGTCTTGCCGCCATCCTCTTTCCATGCGCGAAAGATTGCGCGGCCTTTCATTTTACGAGATCTACGGCCTGCGCCTGTTTGATTATTAGCATCTACTATTGTGCTGTATTGGTTTAAAGCCTGAATAAATATTGACCCTGCTTGTGGGTTACGGCTACGACCTTGATTTTTACCAGCCGCCACAATATTTGCACCTTGGTTATAGCCTGGGCGTTGCACAATAAATGATGAACCTTGCTCACGCCCATTAGTATAAACACGGCCAGCGGTTTCATATATTGCGCCAGATGCAGATGCATTTTGAATACGAGCTAACGATCTAAAACCTTGGCGGTTTACTTTACTTGGCGTGGTTTTATAACCTACGCCACCTTTAGCAGCTCGACTATCCCATATTGGAAATCTGCCGTTACTCGATGCTTTACCCCAACCCGATAACGGGGCTTGGGATGGGATAAAGCCACGAGCCTTAGACACTACAGGTTTTAATAAACCAGCCATTTCTTTCTGTGTTTCTTTAGCTAGATCAGGCGTAAATTTCTTTAAGGCTTTACGGAGATCAATGCCGCCTTTTACTGTTACTGGCATTTTTCATCTCCTTATTTCGATCTTTCATCGCTTGTAATAAAGCCTTAAACATCCTGCTGTCTAGTTCAAGTAAATCATTGGGCGCGATCTGCAATTCGATACTAAGCCTTGCGACCAGGTAAGTGAACGAGTCACGCCCTATAGTTCCGGGTCATCATCTAACACTTCCACCTTGGCCAGCATCTCAACGAAATCTGCACCGAATAATGGAATTGTTACAGCTGCGCGCTTTAGACACTCGTAAGCAAGCCAGAACACATCGGACTGCTTTTCATCATCTCTAAAAGCTTTGTGAAAACCTTTACCTTTATACGCTTCAAAGGCGAACTCGATAGCCGGGGTTATCTGGTGTTCAGTAACCTCGCCTGTTACCCTTGTTATTTTGAGTTTTGCCATTTTTTTGCCCTTTCGTAGTTAGGTTAGAACGCAACCGTTGGTGATACGGTTACAACTGAATTTACGGTAAATGAAAGGCTAGATGCCGCTTCATCGCCCACGCCGCCGCTACCGACAGGTGTTAGGTTATTTACTAGGATGCTGAATTGATATGAAGGGTTAGCAGCTGACACAGCAGTACCTTTTACTGTAATCATTGAAATAGCAAGTGTTTGACCAACTGCCGCATTTAATGTCTGCATAACTTGAGATGATGCCCAGTCATTAAAAAAGTCAATCGAAAAGGTTGCAGCTTGCAAACCCGCCACGTAACGATGTGAAAGATCACCCATGCTGGTGACCTCAAGCTCGTCAAATGTCTGCGTTAGAGTTACTGCCGATACCAGGCTAGAGATGTCAATGCTTGGTACTGTTGGCGCGGCCGCTGTGGCAAGTTTCACGCCAACATTATTATTTAAATAAATTGCCATTTTGTTTATTCCTCGTCTGTTTTTGTAGTGGCTTTAGATGGTGCTGCGTTTTCTTTCACTTGGCCAATTTTAATAAGCCAAGCTATATCGGATTCGTTACTCATGGTTTAACTCCAGCTCGTTAGTATGGATATATTAAATTCGGCTGTTAATAGATCGCCGCTATCTGCATTTAATACGCCAGGCGCGCTAACGCTAGTTATATTAAATACAAGGTTAGATGCAGCTAGTTTTGTATAAGCTGCAACGATAAAATCCTCAATGCCCTGCAGGTTTCCCTGGTTGTCAAACATTGGCACGGTTAGCAAAATCTTAAAATTAGCCAGCGGTGAAATAGTTATCTGGCTGTTATTGCTGGGTGTGAGATATGGATCGGCTGGGATTACCACGCAGCTGTTAGCCAGGATGGTT